TACAATAAATAGTTTATAACTATAATACAATAAATAGTTTATAACTATAATACAATAAATAGTTTATAACTATAATACAATAAATAGTTTATAACTATAATACAATAAATAGTTTATAACTATAATAAGATATTTGTGCCTTTTAATTTAATTTTAATATTTTTATTTATTTAATAAGTTCTTGGTATACATATTCCTTCTGGTGCAACCATACATCTTCCAAAAGATTGTGATTCACAATTATAATTATTTAAATTAAAACAATTTATCATAGTTCTTCCATCACCTAAAGGATCGCCAGTATTTCCACTTCCTGTATTTTTAGGTATGCATCTTATTGTTTCATAAAATGCTTTAAATTCACACTTATCTTTATCACAATTTTTTATTGATTTATCTTTACATAATTCATACTCTGGACTTCTTATAAAGTAGTTGTTATAACGTGTGTTATTGAATCCTAGTTCCATATAATCATTAAAACAAGTGCTATTTACAACAGCATTTTTTAATTTATAATGTACGATTTGACCAACATAATAATCACTATAAATACATCTTTCAGTTTGTAATCTACTATCAAAATTTTGTCTTAAATTTACTCTTGAAACATTTGTTGGTATATAACTAAACAAATCAAATGGATTACTATTACTAATTAAATTCTTCTCATCATGTGTATTAAATAAATTATTATATGGAAAACTCATATAATTTACCCCAGACGAAACCAATGAATAATTATTTAAATTTGTAGATAAAAACCTACTATTATCTTCACTTTCATTTAAATAAATCCTTCCACAATTTGTTAACACTATATTTAGAGGTGCATTAAATTCATCCATTAATATTTGTGAATCATTTTTTGATGGCTCTATATTTGTATTAAAACAATAGTCCAAAATTATATTGCTTGCTGGGTCTCTACCAGTCATAGTATTATCAATATTTGAACTATCATCTATTTTATCATGACCTACAAAAAACTTATGGCTTTCTTCATCATATAGATTATTATAATTATTATATGACATAATAATTTGTAAGTTACTTCTTTCCATAACACTATTACAACCAACAAAACCACCAAAATTTCTACCTCCATAAGGATTATTAGCATCACCCAAGGCATAACAACATATTATTGATAAGTTACTATCTTCTTTACAACTATAACTTGCTACTATACCACCACAATACTCTGGTAAATTAAACATACCAAAATTACTACATCCAAATACTAATACATTTGAATTTTTCACTGCAGCATATGGACCAATTATTCCTCCAATATTACTCTGATTCATATTTGAATAATTACTACAATTATAAACTAAAACATTACCTCTTTCATAACCTAAATATGAACCACAAATACCACCAGAATCAATATTTCCATTAGATGAGGTAACAGGTAATGAATAATCATATTGAATTAAACCATTTACTACACAATTCATTACAATTAAATTTCCTCCATAACTTCCAGCATATTTCCCAACTATTCCCCCTGAATTGTCTTTATATTGAGATTTATATACATAGCAATTATCTATTATATTATTGCTTGCACCTTTACCAAAATAAGAACAAGTTATACCACCTTCACCATCTTCTAAATTACTTGGATAAACACCTGTACTTGGACCTGTACTTGGACCTGTACTTGGACCTGTACTTGGATACATATACGGATCCATATATTGGTAACCTGTACTTGGATAAACACCTGTACCCGGCCCCATACCACCCGGCATAGAACCTGTCATATAAGATGGGTTATATATTTCTTTATAAATAATGTGAAAATTCTTAACTATTACATTATTATAACCATTAGAAGCATCTGAACCATTCTTAACTATTCCATTTTTATTTGTTTGTCTTTCTAAATTTATTACTATACTATTACCATCTAATATAACATCATTAGATTCAATATTAATTTTTAATTCTTGTAATAATTCAATATTATTAACACAATTTATTCTATAATATCCTGGTTGATTTATATTTAAAATAAAATTACTAGATTCACTAACAAATGTACCGCCTCTAAGTAATCTTATTTTACTAACTTCTATTTCAATACTAAATATATTTGATGCTATAGTAGTTGGTACTAAAGATGAAGTTGATATAGGAGTGGGAGTTGGTGTTGAAATAGATACTGATGTTGTATTATCAATTTCTTCAATAACAATATCTATTGGTTTGGGTTTTTCTTTATAATCAATTAATTCGTTTAATTTGTAGAATTCATCAATATTTTGGTAATATTCTACTTTTTTATATAAATAATAAAAAATTACAATTAATATTACAATAAGCAATACTTTAATCATTAATATATTATAATAAATTTTTTTGTTTTTTTTGTTTAACTATTAAGAACCCAATAAATAACATAAAAACTATTATTAATACATTTGCTATTTTCTCTCTTAAACAATCCTTATCATTACAATTATAATTATAAATATTTATTGGATTAAAAAATATCAAATATATTAATAAACTAACTACTGCAAAATATAAATTATCCGACTTTACTTTTGTATCATACAATATTAGAAACATTACTAATGGTATTACATGAAAGAACAAGTTGAAAAGTTTTAATACTTTTCCGCTTATTGTTCTTTTTATATATGGAATAACTATTACCCTTGGATGAATATAAGTAATAATATTACCAATAGTAAATAATGTTAACAATATTAAAAATATCGATGATTGAAATTTCTTTAATAATCCAATACTATATAGTGAAAGTATCAATAATCCCCATGTTGTATAAAAACACATTGTACCCATAAATACCATTTTTAAGAATAGATTAACAAAATTATAGAATGATTCCATTTCTTATAATAATTAAATAAATAAATAATAAAATAATTTATAATATTATAATATTATAATGATTTTAAAAGGTGGTAGTGTAATTACCAAAAAAGATACAATAGTTATATACCCAGGAAGATTCCAACCATTCCATAAAGGACACCACGATGTTTACAGATTCCTTAAAGAAAGATATGAACATGTATTTATTGTTACTACAGACACAAAATCTAAAGATAAAAAAAGATACCCTTTTAACTTTAAAGAAAAAATAAATATTATGAAAAATCTTGGTCGTGTTGAAGAAAATGATATATTCCCAGAACCAGTATCAAATCCTTATAGTGATTTTTATATAAAAAAATATATTAGAGAACTAAAATCAAAAGTTGATTCTTTACCTGAACCATTACAAAGCAAAATTAAATCAATAAATTTAAATAATTTATTAATTTTATTTGCTATAAGTGATAAAGACATGAACCCAAAAGATGGTACCAGACCTAGATTTGTTTTCCCAGAAGATGATTTAGTATACACAAAAAAAATAAATAATAGAGGAAGACCTATACCTGCAAAAATACAAAAGGTAAAATCCAGAAAAAGATTTCAAAATACAGTGTTCAACAATATTAGTTTAAATACTAATATTAATTACAATTACGTATTAACTGTACCAACAAATATATTTAGTGTATTAGGAGAAAATATTAATAGTGCTACTCAACTTAGAACTATGATAATTTCACCACCAAATGGTTTTACTAGCAGTAATGTTTTGGAAGCATTATATGATATAAAGATTAATAAAGAAAATAAACCTATTTTCAATTTAATTATAAAAAAAATAAAAGAAGCTTATGGAATACCACATAGAAATTCTAATACAATTAGAAATTCTAATACAATTAGAAATTCTAATACAATTAGAAATTCTAATACAAATAGAAATTCTAATACAATTATAAATTCTAATAATAACACTTTATCAAGAAATACTAAACCAAAAACAAAAAAAAGTGTTATAACAAGAACTAATAAATCTGTAACAACATCAAGTTTAAGAAGATCAAGTAGATTAAGAAAAAATAAATAATAATTAAATAATTATAACTACTCTTATCATATTAAAATAGAATATTAAAATAGAATATTAGTCAAAATCCAAAACAATTTCTGAATTTATTTTATTTATTGTCTTTGTTGCAGAGTTTGATAATTCACGTCTTTTTTGACGAGTTTTTGTTTCACATAACCCTTTGCTAACACCATTAGTATTTTTATTTTTTAATGATTTAGATTTTTTTATATTTGTATTCATATCCTTCTCTATTGTATCAATATTATCTTTTATATATTGAAGAATATTATTTTCAATGGCCCATTTAAAAAAATTTAATTGACCAACTGTTGTTACTATATGTTTATCATTTGTATAATAAAAATTAATTCTTTGTCTCCTACAAAATGGATCAAATTGTCTCTTTTGAAATGACTTTAATTGTGCCTTATAATTTAAATGTACATTGAATTCTTCATATTTTTCTTCTAACTTTCTCTTTGTCTTTGGACTAATTTTACTACTTCCATTACCAAATCTCTCAATTTGTTTCTTCTTATTATGTATTATAATTAAATTCTTCTTTGAATAATTTGTAACAAACCAATCTATAATTCTCAATGACAATTTTGTCTTACCTTCAACAATTTCTAACAACTCTTTAATATTATCTTCTTCTTTAAAAAATTTCTTTATTTTATTCAATAATAAATCTTGTTTTATTGATAACTTCCTTGGAGGAGATTTTGTAACATTTCCTAAGTTTTTTTTAGAACTCATATAACATGAAATATATATTTGTCTTTAATATATATTTTCTTAAATAAAAAATATTTTCATAAATAAAAATTATTAAAACTACTTAAATCTATTTTCTTCTTACTGGTGCAACATTTCTTTGACCTTGTTTTAAAGGTGTATCACGTTTTCTTGACTTTCTTGATTTTGTTTTTTTTGGCATATTTCTCTTACTTCTTTTATTTCGTCTTGTTTTTCTTCTTCCTCCACCAGATGTTGAAACAATATGATCTGGAAAACCTTGTTCGTGAACAGTTAATCCAACTGGTGAATGCTCTAATGATGTTTGGGATAATAAACCTGTATTACCATGTAATCTATATGCTGGAGAACCACCTGCTTGTTTTTTTTCATCAAGTTGTAATCTCTTTTTATCGTTAAGTTGTAATCTCTTTTTATCGTTAAGTTGTAATCTCTTTTTATCGTTAAGTTGTAATCTCTTTTTTGATACTTTATTAATTATAACCATTATAAAATATAATGATATTTTTATTTATTTAATACTTTATTAATTTCCTTTTTTAATTGTTTAGTTTGATAATGAACAACATTATTTATTTTATTAATTAAATCCAATGATACTCTCAATGAATTATCAAAATCTTCTAAGTTTGACATATTTAGTTCATTGTCTTCATCATAATCTGATTCATGTTCATTATATTCGTTATCATAATCTCCATCACCGTGTTCATCCATAATTGATTCATCATCAATTGATTGTTTTGTTTTATTAATTGAAGTCATTTTTTAACAAACATCAATCATATTTTCAGGAACTTCAATTTTTTGTAATTTGTCTTCATTCTTAATCCCCAAAAACATAGGATTATTTACATCAAACGAATAAACCAAATTATTGTCATCAACCAAGTAATTATTACCCTCTATTTCCTCAATATGTGTCACAATATATTTATTACAATTCAATAGATTATTCTTTCTCTTCCTACCTCTCTTTGATGGTTCTTTAACACAATAATCATCATCATCAATACGACCAAATGGCAATTTATTTAAATGACTCTTACAAAATTCAGTATTATCTTTTCTACCTCTTGTACATTGCTTTCCATCCAATTTTCTTCCCATACACTGTTTATTTGATGGTAAGACTCGGCGATTCCTCTTCTTTACACCAAACTTTGCACCAATATTCAAAATATCAATAGTATAATTATCTATTACTTCAGAATAATCTAAATTATAGTTTGAACAAATCTTTTCTATTATTGTTTTAATTTCATCATTAACAAATTTGAATAATTCTGATGAAACCAATGGCGCAAGTTTTTTCAAGTCAAAGTCTTTTTCGTCCATTATATGTCTTATTAATTTATTGTTTTATAATTTTAAATCAATTTTAATTTTATTTTCTTTAAGTATAAAATTATTGTGTTGCACAACCAATATTACCTTCTTCAGGTTCGTCATCAATATTAGTACTACTACTGCTATTTTCAGTACTATATTCATAATTTTCTAATATTTTTAATTCATAATCATCATAATTTATATCTTGCTTTTTATTCATTGGTAACAATTTTGAAATATATTCCTTTCTTTCCTTTGATAATGTCTTTGGAAATAAAATATCAAAATCAATTACCATGTCACCACCATTAAATCCTTCACCTTTAATTTTTTTCATTGTTTTTGGACATATGATATCACCTGTTTTTACTAATAATTTCCTATTATCTAAATGAGTAATCGTCAAATCAAATCCACATAATGAATCTACTAGGTTTATTGTTTTCGTTATATGAAGATTATTGCCATTTCTCCTAAAATCCTTGTGGTCTTTTACATTTATTTCTAATATTAAATCACCACTTAATTCACAGTCAATATCTTCATGTGCTTCTCCACCAATAACCATTTTATCTTTGTGTCTTTTAGCATGATCTAATTGAATATTTATTTTCTTTTTAGAAATATCATACTTACTACCTTTACATTTATCACATTTTTCTTTTATTATTTTACCCTGACCATGACAACTATTACATGTTGACTGTGATTGAGATATCATACCTGGACCAAATGTTTTTATAGAAATTGTAATACCACTACCATCACATGTTTTACAAACAATAAGACTGGAACTATCCTTAGCTCCACTACCCTTACATTTTTTACATTTTATTGTTTTATCAAATGAAATATTTAAACAACGTTTACAATAAATATCTTCCAATGTTATATCTAATTTCTTCACAACATTTGAACTCTTCATTCTTCTTTTACCACCACTACTACGATTAAACACATTGTCAAAACCATTAGATTGACTAAATATATTACCAAATATATCAAAAGGATTTTCACCCATGTTACTACTTGCACCATTATTTACAGCATCCATACCAAAACTATCATACATCTTGCGTTTGCTTTTATCACTTAGTACTTCATATGCCTTCGAAATTTCTTTAAATCTAGCTTCTGATTCTTCCTTATTATCTTTGTTTCTATCAGGATGATATTTTAAAGCCATTTTTCTATAACTTTTTTTTATTGTTGCTTCATCAGCATCCTTAGATACACCCAAGACTTTATATAAATCTTGATTATTATTATTGTTAAACATCTTTAAATTAATTATATTAAAAAATATTTAAGTATTTTTACCTACTTATTATTTTTAAGAATATATTTACAAAGGTCCTTTTAATTTTACTTATATCATATGTTTTATTATTGATATATTCATTGAATTTTATACCATTTAATACATCATTTATAAACTCTTGACAACCCATAGATACCAATAATTCATTTATTTTATTATTTAAAACAATATTTATATTTAAAAAACTCAATAAATCCAATGATTCGTTTTCTGTTTTTTTCTCAAATATTTCAAAAAAAATTAATTGATTTAAAAATAAATATTCAAATAATACACTTAATTTAGTTATATTTTCTGGCACTTTTATTCCAATAATCTTAAAATATGATTTCGCTAATTTATAATACCTTTTTTCACATGTCATAAATCTAAATTTTAAATAATTATTTGGAATCACAAACTCATTTTTATTTAATATATTTTCAACAATTTCATCATCTAATGGTATATCTTCTTTAATATTTTCTTTATTTTGTAAAGAATTCTCTATTTTATTTTTTAAAATATTGTCTAGTCTACCAATATTTTCATCTTGTTGTCTGATTTCATCTAAAATTGTAGCTTGATTATTATAATCCATTTACATATTCTTCTAAATTATCATTTAAGTATTTAATTATTTCATTAAATAAATCACTGTTAATATCATATTTTTTACATAACCTATTGAAGTCAACAATATTAGTTTTATATAAATTATATGTTTCAATTCTACCTAACAATTTAATATGGTTAAATGTATTATTAAGTTTATCTTGCTCATAATCAATAAAATCATCATATATTTGAAATGCAATTGAAAATTTATACGCAATTGTTTCTACATCCTCTCTAAATTCATAATTACCTTTCAAAAAGAATGGAATAATAAATGCTAATACAAAAAATGGATATGTTTTTAAATTATTTTTATATATAATGTCTTCTTTTTTTTCATTTTTCATTTTTATTTTTTTATTTTCTAATCCTAAATCACAATATTGACCTTTCACTATGAGTATTAGATTTTTAAAAATATATGTTAATAGTTTATTATCATTTAAATTAACTACAAATTTATTGAATTCTGTAAATAAATAGTTTGCTACTATATAAGCATTTTTTCTTCCATATCTTTTATGAAATGTTTGTCTACCCCTTCTATAATCATCATTGTCCATACAAGGTAAGTCATCTAATATTAAAGACGCACAATGTAAAAACTCAATTCCAATAACTATATTATCATTCTTTAAACAAAATTTATCCAATAAATACAAACATATAATTGAACGCAGCCTTTTCCCACCAAATAAACTATATTCAACCATTTTTTTCAAATCATTATCTTCTATTTTATTTACAAAATTTTTAAGTAAAATATTTACCCTTTCTTTGTAAATTTTTAAATACATAAATAAATTAAACAAAATTATAACCAAAAATATACTTATAATAGTTTGATAATAAAATTTATTTATCTTGTTAACCTGGTTTATAATAACTACACTTATGAAATCTTAAACTTTTTAATGTTTTATCATTTCCAACACCAGATACTTCAGAAATAAATGTTGGATAAAATTGTGATATATCATTTTGATCACCATTTGGATCATCATTTTTAGCCTGTAATTGTTCACATTTTACAGATTTAAAAAAATAATCTTTATTATCTTCTCTTGGTTCTATACCAAAAGTATAACCATAAGATTTATTGTTATTTTTATCTATAACTAAAACTTCCTTACCTGTATTTATATCTTGACAATGAAATTTTAACCCAACTAAACCCTTATTATCACTTAATGAATCTACTTTATAAATAGCAGAATTATTTGGACAAACGAAATTATTTTTTTCACCTACATTTTCAGCATTACCAAATCTAGTTCCTAATAACTCTGGTGTATATCTTCTCTTTGAATGTTTTGCGTTATTATCAACGAAATATTGAAGTGATGTTATGTTTTTATCATTATTTGCCACTACACCTATTATTGGTCGTTGTTCTATAACTTTAACAGCATCATCTGGATTATTACCTCTTTGTAAAATTATTTCTTTTTGTTTTCTATATGTATTATTTTCTGTAGCATCTTTTGTATTTGCATCTATTGTTGAACAATTACCTCCTCTACATTTTACACCTAAATATGTATTATCCATAATATTTACATAATTATTTGGATTAATACCATAGCTTTCAGTATGATTATCAGAATCCAATAATCTCCACCCCCTATCTGGAGGACTTGACATATCAATAACAACATCTTCGTTTTTTACCTTTTCTTTCTTTTCTAATTTTTTATACATTTTTTTCATAGTATAAGTCTTTGAATTACATATATCGCAATTACTATTAGAACCTTGTAATCCTCGTTTACCTCTTGGACCCCTTTGACCCTTTTTTCCCTTCACTGTGCTTCTATATCTATTATATGTAACCATAAAAAAAAATATAGTAATATTTATCAAAGCAAAAAAGGAAACAACGTTATAAACTTTAACTAAAAATTCATCAAAACCTTTTTTTATTAAATATCTTTCTATTCCTTTAAAAACAAAAAACAATATAAAAATTATTGTCAAAAATACCCATCTATATACTTGCCAACTGTAATTTAAATAAAATGGTACTTTGTTATCTGTATTACTTGAATCTTTTAATACATTTGATAAATAATCTGAACCTTCATTTATATCTTGTTTCACGTTTTCCAATGAATCCATTATTATAATAATATAAAATTAATACATAATAAAATATAAACTAATATTATGGAACAATTATTGGATAATTTATATGAATCTTACATTTTACAACCTAATTTACATAAAGGTTTTGCTTTATTTACAATGGGTCTCCCAGCAAGTGGGAAAACAACACATTCTAAAAAAGCACTCATTGAATTAGGAATAAATCCTTCAAATATAATTCATCTTGACCCTGATGATATACTAGAAGAATTAAGAAAATATATGAAAACATCTGATTTATCAACACTAAATAAACAATCAATAATTTTATCAAGTAAATTATATAACAAAATTATAACAAGTGATGAACAATATTCAATAATATACTATGGTACTGGAAAAAGCTGGTCTTCTTATCAAACTATGATTAATAAAGCAAAAAATAAGGGTTATACTACAGGACTTATAAATGTAAAGTTAGATTTAGAAACAGCTATATCAAGGAATACAAAAAGAGGCATAAATGGAGGAAGAAGCGTTGGAAGAGAAATTATTTCTAATATTGACTCTAAATTATATACTCCAAACATGAATTCTAAAACTCCTAAAAAATATTTAGGAAAAACAAACTATCAAATATTATCCAGTTTAGTTAACTTTGTCTATGATATAGATACATCTGAAAATTCAACAACAGTTTTAAAGGCGAAAGGTAAGCTTTTAAGCAATCGTAAGCTTTTAAGCAATCGTAAGCTTTTAAGCAATCGTAAGCTTTTAAGCAATCGTAAGCTTTTAAGCAATCGTAAGCTTTTAAGCAATCGTAAGCTTTTAAGCAATCGTAAGCTTTTAAGCAAAAAATCAAGAGTTAATAAAAAATTAAAATCAAAAACAAAAAAATTTATATAATAAAGTTAAATAAATGTAATTAGATAAGTAATAATTTTTAGTAGTTGCAATTTATAAATTTCTACAACATATATTTACATTCTTATTATCATATTTTTCTGTATCTAATTTTCCACTATATCTCCAACCTTTAGGGCATAATTCCTTTGGATTATTACTAACATGCATTAAACATACTTTTTTACCATCCATATCTGACATAGAATTTAATTCACATTTTTCAAAAATATTTGTATAATCATTACTACCAGTATATCTATCAAAATTAGTTTGTCCTCCTTGTAATTTTACAGGTATTGTATTCGATGATGGTTCTCTACAATCATTACTATAAAAAAATTTAGGTTGTGTACATTGTTGTTCACCACTTTGGTTTGTTTGTGTTGAACACCTTATTGATGGATCATTTATTCTTCTTGTACTACAACATAATTTCATGTTAAGATCACCACCACTTGTTACACTATTTTCAGACCATAGTGTATCATCACAATTTGGGTCAATATCAGGGTCACAATTACAACTATCATCATTATCAACAACATAACATAATCCCAAACCTTCTGAATCTCTATTTTTATAAAATAACATTTCATTTCCTAATAAAGCATCATAATTTTCACTTGGTTTTTCTGGACAACTTAATTGTTCTTCAATTAAACTATTATTACTTCTTACTTCTTTATTAACTTTTAATTTAATTTCAGTTTGTTTTGCTCCTGAAATCATATTATTTGGTTTTCTTATAAAACTCAATTGTTGGAATTTTTCAATATAAGTATTCATATTCTTATCTAATCTTTGATAATTAATAAATACAAATTGACATCCACTATCCCATCCATAATTTGGATCATAATTATATGTATAAATAGTACTTTCATTGGGGGTTACCATTGTTATACCATTCATATTAAAATTTTTCAATTCCTGATTATCTAATTTAACAACAGATGTATTTTTATTTTCAATATCAACACTCTCAAATGTAATTTTTTTTAATCCACTTTTATCCCAAGAATAATTCACCAATTCCTCTAAATCAGAATTTTCATACCCATCACTCGAAAATACAACTAACTTTCCCATTAAATTTTTAATAGGTTCAGTCATAACATATTTTGATGAATATGTATATGTATTATCTAATAATTGATTGCCAAACACTTCATATAATATTTTTTTTACTTTATTTAAACACTTGTAATTACCATTAGTTTTCAAATTTAAACATAATATAAATGGATCATTATAATTATTAACATATCCAGATGAAAAAACAATTCTTTTTATTAATAAACACATGTCCTTAAATGGAATACTATTAAACGCCAATTTCCACTCTCCTTCCTTAAATCCATTACTTATAACTGGATCAGCATTTGATGTCATACTACTATTAAAAATATCAACATATATACTTCTAACACCTGCAAATAACACATCTTTCATAACGTCTAAACTACAATATCCAAATAATTGATTATCAACCATGTATGGCTTATAAGCACTGGCTACATAAAAATCACATAATTTATTATTTCTATTATCTTGCTTATTTAATTCACTTCCTGTTATTACATATAATTTATAGTTAGTCATATTAACTAATGCTTTATTTACTTTGTAACCCTTTGAATTATAATAAAAAAATAGGATTATTGCCAAAAAAACCAAGGAAAATATAATTAATGAAGCATTCATTTTTAATGATTCCATCTTTTGTTCAAGTGCCCTTTTTGCACTTTCGGGAGTTACCGATTTAAGAGATTTTATAGAATTTTTTAAACCAGTACTAGATTTTCCTACATTTGATGAACTTGAATTACCATTTTTAACACCAGAATTTTTTGTACTCATTAATAATTATATACAAAATAAATTTAAAAAAATAATTCCACTTAAAAATATTTTCTATATATTATAAACAATCAAATGAGTGAAAAAATCCTTGAAGACGATGATAGAGGCTATACATTATTTCCATTAAAATATTCAAACCTATTTTCTTTATATAAAAAAGCATTGGCTTCTTTTTGGACAGTTGAAGAAGTAGACCTATCAAAAGATATGAATGACTGGAATAAATTAAGTGATAATGAACGTCATTTTATTAAAAATATTCTTGCATTTTTCGCAGGTAGTGATGGTATTGTTCTTGAAAATCTTGGTGTAAGATTTATGCAAGAAGTAAAAATCCCCGAAGCTACATGCTTTTATGGTTTTCAAATTGCTATGGAGAACATCCATTCAGAAATGTATTCACTTTTAATTGATACTTATATCAAGGATACAAAAGAAAAAAATTATCTTTTTAATGCTATTAATAATATTCCATGTATTGCAAAGAAAGCAAAATGGGCAATTAAATGGATTAATGATAAAGATTCTGATTTTGCTAAAAGATGTGTAGCATTTGCATGTGTTGAAGGAATCTTCTTTTCAGGTAGTTTCTGTGCCATTTTTTGGTTGAAGAAAAGAGGCCTTATGCCAGGTCTTACTTCATCAAACGAACTTATTAGTAGAGACGAAGGACAACACACAGATTTTGCTGTAGCAATCTATGATTTAATCGAAAATAAATTAGATGAAGAAACAATTAAAGAAATTGTTACAGAAGCTGTATCAATAGAAAAAGAGTTTATTAATGATTCAATACCATGTAAATTAATTGGTATGAATTCAAACCTTATGTCTGAATATATTGAATTTGTTGCAGATAGATTGCTATTACAACTTGGATATAACAAAATATATAACTCTAAAAATCCATTTGACTTTATGGAAATGATCTCACTTGAAGGAAAAACAAATTTCTTTGAAAAAAGAGTTATGGACTACTCAAAGGCTAATGTTGGTGTTAGTAATTCAAATGCTAAGTCATTTAGTCTTGATGCTGACTTTTAAATTAAAAAAATAAAAAATAAATAAATAAATAAATAAATTAATCTAATTTTAAATCTTCTTTTTCTAAATGGTTTTCTTGATTATTATTATTTGAAGTAGATTTACTTGTTTCATTTAAAATTTCATTATTAATAGACTCTTGTAATCTACTTGAAAAATTTAATTTAATAATACCTTCTGATGATGTATATTTATTATACTTTTCAGTTACAATATTAAATACATTGTAAACTTCATATTCAAACTCTCTAAGTTTTAAATTACTTTCCAAAATTTCACAAGCATTTACAAAAACACTGAAATTTGAATATTTAGCACAAAAATATAATAAACTTAAGTAGAAAGTTAAATCAATTGTTAATTTATTTAAACCTATAGTTAATGGTAAGAAACATATTGGTAATAAAATATTTAAATACATAAATGTTACATTTTGATTTAGAATATTAAATACACAAATAAATTTATTTTCATCATCATTATTTTTTTTGCCACGAATAGATAACATCAAAATATAAATGAAATAACCGAAATAAATTTCAAATGCTAATTGAAATGGTGCCTTTAAATAACTATATTCATCACAATAATAATAATTCATTTCAAAAATTACAAAAAATGGTATCAAATTAACTAAATTCTCAAAATTTTTATTAAAAGAACTTCTATATAAATCTACTGTATTTTGTAATTCGTATTTTATAATGTTATGCTCTCCAATAAATATATCTTTAATTAAACACATCAATGTAAATTGTACATAAATTGAAATAAAATTGTAAAAAAACATTTATAACTATAAAAAAAATATTAAATTAATCTTTATATATTTTTTTTCTTATCATACTCATTACTTTAGACCTAGACATTTTACTAGTAACTCGTATTTTCTTTTCTTTTGCTAAATATAATAACTGCTCTTTAGTTAAACTTGGTAATCTATATGTCTTAGAACATTTTACATTTCCCTTTCTCTTTATCTTTCTTGAACCATATACTGATGTTGTACAAATACCATAAGGCCTTATTTTTTTTGATCGAACCTTTACTAAACAAGAACAATACTTTCTTTGAACTTTACTTAGTTTAATATTCTTTTTAAACATATAATCTATTAAAACAATAAAATAATATAATATTATTTAATATTTAATTGTAAGAAATAAAAATTTTAAGAAATAAAAATTTTAAGAAATCTTTAAATAAAAGTATTATAAAACTAAAATATTTTAAATAATAATAAACATATTTATTCTGAAGCAGCTGTTGTAGCTGTTGTAGCTGTTGTAGCTGTTGCTGCAAGTCTTGCTTCAACTATTTCTGCGGCACGAGCTGCTGCTGCGTCATCCCTTGTTACAACATTATTTCTAACAAGTTCATCAACACTATTTGCCATTGCTTTCAATTCTTGGTCTACAACATCTTTAATTGTTTGTGTAATATCCTTTCTTGAAAGATCCGCACCTAAGGCAGAAGCTCTGGTGTCAGCTTCAGCACCATCAGTGCCATATTGAACACATGATTCATGACCTACTTGTTGTGTTGAATTCCAATCAGTATTTCTATTTGCGTCACATGGTAATGGTGCATAATCAATAGCTCCACCTTTCATTTTTTTATTTCTTTTATTACTTCTTATTTTTCTTAAATTTTTTCTTAAATTTTTTCTTGTTTTATTTCTTATTTTTCTTCCTAAACTTCTTACTTTGTTACTCATTTTTCTAACTCTATTTGTCATTTTTTTTAATAATGACTTTCTGCTTTTACTATTTCTCATTCTCTTTACACTATTTACCATTTATATTATATATTTAGAAAATATATTAAAATACAATAGAATATATAAAATCAAATAATTATGATATAATAAATACTAAATATTATTAAACATGAATATAAAAATTATTAAACATAAGTGAAATACATTAAAATATAGCTAATTAAATTACATCAATAAATACACTATTATTTGTAATTTCTTTATAACTAACTTTAGTTTTACCTTTTATTTCTTCTTTTATTCTTGATTCAGATGAATAATTTATTTTTATATCTGAATCATATGATTTATTATAATCAATATACGATAAAGTATTAAAATATGTTTGATGTTCTGGATTTAAATTATAGTATATATTGCCTTTTAATTTATCAATAAAGTCATTAAAAATATTTAATTCAAACTTATCATAAACACCACTTATTGTTTTATCTTGATATTTAAAAGGAATTGCTAATTTTAAAGTTATACCAAGTTTATCGTTT